GACATCACGTCATCCGGCTCCAAGACGATCCCGCTGGTGGGCGTGGCAGTGCCCGCAGGCTCGCAAACCCTTTGGGTCTTGCACCGGCCTGCTGCGGGTTCAAGTCTGGACTCAAACGCGCCCAGCGCGGCATGGACGCAGCCAGCCGCCTTGGCCTGGTCCGGCACGTACCCCAACCAATCGGGCGTGGCTGGCGCTGCATTCGCCCACAGCGGCAGCATCCCCGCACCCACGGGCGGCGTCGGCACCAGAACCTACAGCGCCACGGGCCTGGGCGCCAGCGGCCTGACGGTCAACCCGTCCACCAGCCAGTTGCAGGGCACCAACGGTACGGCGGGCACGTACAACATCACGCCCACGGTGACAGACAGCAGCACGGCTGGGTCGCCGAACCCGCAGACTGTATCGCTTGCGGCCTTCACGCTGACGATCAGCGCAGCGGGCACCGCGCCAACCGTCTCGGCAAACCCGACCAACCTCACGGTTACCAGCGGATCAACTGCTGGTTTCGCGGGCGGCTTCAACGGCACGCCGACACTGAGCCTGCAGTGGCAGGAGTTCATTTCCGGCGTATGGACTGCCATGAGCGGGCAGACTACGACCAACCTGAGCCTGGGCGCGGTCACCCTTGGCGACACCGGCCGATCGTTCCGGCTGGGGTGCACCAACTCCTTCGGTGGGCCGATCTATACCGCGTCGGCCACGCTGACCGTGACTGCGGCATCTGTTGGCACCATCACCAGCGACGTGCTTGCAGACTGGGGCAACGACACACCGCTGGCCAGCCTGAACATCCCATTCGTCACGGTTGAGCGAACCAGTGACGCGGCGGTTGTGCTGCAGCTGACCAACCAGATCACCGGCACGAACGGCAAGCTGGTGCTGACCAACGCGGCCATCGTGCCCGGCATTGCCTACATGCTCGCTCTGCGTGATGCGACCGGCAATGTGCGAGGCTACAAGCGCTACGTGGCTACCTGACATGCCTACGTTCCAAGCCTACGGCAGCGCCCCTACGGGGATGGCTGCACTGCACCACTACGGCAGCGGCGCACTGGGCTGGCCTGGCGCATCTGTCCCGCCGTCAGGCGTGAGTTACCCCAGCGTGCTCTACAGCATCGTGCTGGAGAACGGCTGGCAAGCGCGCGAAGTCCGCTGGCGCCTGACTGGCGGCACCTTGCCGCTGCTGGACGTGGCCGAAGACGGCTCGATCTATCACCCGGCCATGCCGGACGGCACCTACTACGCCACGGGCATCGTCAGCGTGGATGGTGTCGACGTCGGCACGAGCACGGTCACGGTCACATGGGGAGCAGCGCTCGGCCCGGGTAGACGCACGGTGCGGATGTCACCACTGAAAAGGACGGCAAACAGCATGGCCAGACGCGCAGAGATCCTGGAAGACATGGACGCCGACGAGGAGGACAACATCACGTTCACCTTCGCCGACGAGCTGGGCAGCGGTGAAACCATCGCCGAGGCCACCACCACCTGCGAGCTGTACTCGGGCACCGACACCACGCCGGACCTGCGCGACGGCTCGCGGCAGATCACCACGCCGACCGTCAAGCAGCGGGTCAAAAACCCGGAAGCTGGCGCGGTGTACCTGGTGCGCTGCCGCGCCAGGACCAATCTCAACCGCAACCTGACCGCAGCCGGGTACGTGCGCGGCATCAGGTTGGGAACATCGTGAGCGCTGACTCTGAAGACTTGAAGCCTGGCGACAGGATTGCCCGGCTGTCGGAGCGAGTGGACGAACTCACCGCCGCGCAACTCACGGCCGATGACCTGGCCAGCCTGCGCATCATCATCGAGCAAGACCGCCGCACGCGGTGGCTTTGGTCAACCGCACGCGCTTGGGCGCTGTGGATTTCTGCGGTAGTGGCCGGCGCCACCATCGGCCTGGACGCTCTCAAAACCGCAATCAAGAGGTTGATCGCATGAGTACCAAGTATCTCCAACGCAGCGCCTGGGTCGCTTGGCTGCTGCTGGTGTTGTCTGGCATCGGCGCGGCCAGTTTGATGCTGGACGACAAATCGCCGTTCACGATGCTGGAATACCGTGTGGGCGCGGTCAAACCGGGCGGCGTGTTGCGCATCGAGGCCACGGTAAAGCGCGACTTGTCCCGCAAGTGTTCGGTGGAATTTTCGCGGCACGTCTTCGATTCGCTGGGGACACGGCACGACATCACCCCAGAGACGATGATGACTTCCGCCGCTCTCGAAGGCCTGGAGAAGGCCACGCCTGGGCGGCTTGTGCTTGCAGTTCAACTGCCGCCGCACATCGCTCTGGGCAAGGCGCAGCTGGTGACGCCGCTGGTGTACCAGTGCAACGCCTGGCACGCCGTCAAACCCATCGAGAGCACGATGGTTGTGACCTTTGAGGTAGCACCATGAACCTGATCCCCAACTGGCGCCGGGCGTGGCGCATGTTCAGCGTGCAGGCCCAGGCGGCTGCCATTGCGTCGATTGCTGGCTGGCAAGCATTGCCTGACGACCTGCGCGCCATGGTGCCGCAGTCGGTGGCCATGGGCCTGGCCATCGCGCTGCTGGTGCTGGGCATCGTGGGGCGGCTGATCGACCAGCCAAAGACGCGCGAGGCCAATTGATGCTGACGCTGGCTAACCTGATTGCGGCCGGAGTCGCGCCGACGCAGGCCCGCTCGTTCCTGGCACCCCTGTCGGCCGCTTGCGCGCGCTTCAGCATCAACACCGCGCCGCGCATCGCCGGGTTCGTGGCGCAGTGCCGCGTGGAGTCGGCAGGCTTCACTGCGCTAGAGGAGAGCCTGTTCTACCGCGACCCGGCGCGCATCATGAAGATCTGGCCGACGCGCGCGACCACCTTGCAGATGGCGCAGAGCCTGACCAAGAACCCGCAAGGCTTGGCCAACGTGGTGTACGCCAACCGCCTGGGCAACGGCGACACCGCCAGCGGCGACGGCTGGCGCTACCGTGGACGCGGCCTCAAGCAACTGACCGGCAAAGCCAACTACGTCGACGCCGCCGAATCGCTCAATCGCCCCTACGTCACCAACCCCGACTTGGTGGCGCAGCCAGAAGATGCCTGCATGACTGCGGCCTGGTTCTGGCACGTCAACAAACTCAACATCCTGGCCGACGGCGCGCAGTGGGACGCGATCACCCGCGCGGTGAATGGGCCCGGCATGCTGCAGGCCGCCGAGCGCCGGCAGTTCAGCCATGAAGCGGTGCAGGTGTTCGCGTGAGCCTGTACGCACTGATGGGCGCTGGCCTGCTTTGGGTGGGAAGCATCGCGGCGGCTGGCTGGTGGGCCTACGGCGCCGGTCAAAACGCGGAGATTGCCACACAGGCCCGAGAGGATCGAGCGTCAGCCGTGGCAACCGAGGCAGCGGCAAGCGCTGCGGCCAATGCAATCAGCAAGATCGAGGTTCGCAATGTCACCGTCACCAAAGCCCTTGAGCGCGAAGTCCTTACTCGCGAAGTGTTCAGGGATTGCCGCTCTGGCCCTGATGCTGTCCGCTTGCTCAACAGCACCCCGAGTGTTGCCCCCGCAGCCTCAGCCCCTGGTGATAGCAAGCTGCCCGCCGTTGGTTCCCTTGGCTGACGACAGTTTCGGGGCGTGGGTGCTGTGGGCGCAGTACGCGGCTGGGCAATATGGGAAGTGTCAGGCCGCGGCGCTTGGGGTCAGCAAGTGACCCAAATGGACAAAGCCCCCGGGATGATCGGTCCCAGGGGCTCCTCCAGCGCGTTGAGCGGGGCCGACGTCATCGCCTGCTGGGCCCTACCGAGAAACCGGGCGGCATGCCTGCCATCCCTTTTGCACCCCCAGGGTGCGGCTTTCGCTCTGTGGGGCGGATTGTGCAGCCTGCTGCATTTTTGAGCAACCCATGAACAAGAAGGAAGCAGCAAAGGGGGTAAAGGAGCCCCCAAAAACGCCGCGCCTGGACTGGGAAGCTATTGAGCGCGATCACGCCACGGGCAAGTACACCGACGGCGAACTGGCTGCAAAGCACAAGACATCGCGCGAAACCATCGTGCGCCGCCGCACCAGGGATCAGAAGGCCGATCCGCGCCGCTGGAAGAAGGATCTCCGCAAGCAGGTGCGCGAAGCCACCCAAGCAATGCTGGTGCATGCTGAGGTCACTCGCAAGTCACAGGAGGTCACAGCAACGATCACAGGCGGTCACACCTCGACGGCGATCCTGGCTGCGGCCGAGATGAGCAAGCAGGTGATCCTGCAGCACCGCACCGAACTGCAATCTGCCCGCGAACTGGCCATGGAGCTGCTGGGCGAGGTCCGGGCTTCCGCGCTGCTGGCCGAGCAGAAAGAACTGATTGCCGAGGTTCTGGCCGGCGAGAGCGCCACCCCGGCGCAAGAAGCCAAGGCCCGCCAAGCGGTGCGCCAGGCGCTTGACACCGGCAGCCGCGTGGCTTCGGTCAAGCAACTGGCCGAGACGCTGACCAAATTGCACGCCGGCGAGCGCGTGGCCTTCTCCCTGGACGACGAAGAAGCCCCGCCGCCAGATTCGCCCTCCGAACTGAGCGACGAGGAACTGGACCGCCGCATCAATGAACGCCTCAACGCGAACCGAGCGCCTTGAGCTTCTGGCCCTCCTGCAAGAGCGGGAGCGGCGGGCCAAGCGCAGAAAGTTGTTCACCTACTTCCCCGATGAGGGGCCGCTGCGCCGCGATCTCTACGCGCAGCACCTTGAGTTTTTCCGGCTCGGGGCCACGGTGCCAACGCGGTGCTTTATGGCCGCGAACAGAGTAGGCAAGACGGAAGGCGGAGGCGGCTACGAAACCACGCTGCACCTGACGGGGCGCTACCCGGCCTGGTGGGAAGGATACCGCTTCAACCGGCCGATTGACGCCTGGGCGGCCGGCGACACCAACGAGACGGTGCGGGACATCATCCAGGACAAGATGGTTGGCCCCGAGGGCGAGTACGGCATCGGCCTGATCCCGGCAGACGACATCCTGCGCACGGTGCGGCGCCAGAACGGCAACGGCGCACTGGACTTTGTGGAAGTTCGCCACGTCAGCGGCGGGATCTCCCGGCTGGCCTTCAAGAGCTACGAGCAGGGCCGCAAGGCATTCCAAGGCACCGAGAAAGACCTTGTGTGGCTGGACGAGGAATCCAGCGAAGGCATCCGGGCAGAGTGCGTGATGCGCCTGATGACGACCAACGGGCTCCTTATCGAGACATTTACCCCGCTGCGCGGCTTGACCCCGGTGGTGCTGAAGTATTTGGGCGACGACGCCGCGGTGCCGGACAGCCGTGTGGGCATCAACGGCGACCGCGCAATGGTGATGGCCGGATGGGACGACGTTCCCCACCTGAGCGAGCAGCAGAAGACCCGGATGCTGGCCGACGCCGAGGTACACCTGGTGGAAGCCCGATCGAAGGGCATCCCCAGCATCGGGAGCGGGGCCATCTACCCGGTGGCCGAGGAGCAGATCGCCTGCGAGGACTTCGCAATCCCCGACCACTGGCCGCGCGCCTACGGCCTGGACGTGGGGTGGAACTGCACCGCGGCGGTGTTTGGCGCGCTGGACCGCGAGGCTGACTGCCTCTACCTCTACAGCCTGCACTACCAGGGCAAGCAGGAGCCGAGCACGCACGTTGCGGGCATCCACGGCCGCGGGAAGTGGATACCTGGCGTGATTGACCCGGCCAGCCGCGGGCGCAGCCAGAAGGATGGCGAGCAGCTGCTGCAGATTTACACCGACCTGGGCCTGACGCTGATCCCGGCCGACAACAGCCGCGAATCCGGGCTCTACGAAGTGCACCAGCGCCTGGCAACCGGCCGGCTCAAGGTATTCAAGAGCCTGAAGCCCTGGCTTTCTGAGTACCGCATCTATCACCGTGATGACAAGGGCAATGTCGTCAAAGAGAAGGACCACGCCATGGATGCAACTCGCTACCTGGTTGTCAGCGGCATCGACGTTGCGCGCGTGAACACCAGCGACAGTTCGGCCGCCTTCCGCGCCCGCCCCCGCTTCAACTAAGGCACCGCCATGATCGGAACCGAATCACGCGACCTGTCCGGCAAGGAGGGCAAGGACGGTATGCCTCTTCTGGAGTTGGAGCGCCGCCTGTCCGACATGGACAACGAGCCCGACTGGCGCCCGTCTTCCAACAAGTGCGCCGACTACTACGACCACAAGCAGGCCGACGCCGCGCGCATCCAGCGCAGCCAGGACACCGGCGAGCCGCTGACCATCACCAACCTTGTGCAGCGCACCATCAACGGAGCACTCGGGCAAGAGGCCAAGTCTCGCCTGGGATGGAAGGTGGACCCTGATACCAAGGCATTCTCCGAAGTCGCGTCAGTGCTGAACGAGCGCATGCACGAGTTTTCCCGCGAGGGGAACGTCGACATGGCCATCAGCGAGGCCTACAAGAGCCAACTGGTGACGGGCATCGGCTGGGTGGAAATCAGCCGCAATCCCGACCCGCTGGCCTACCCGTACCGCTGCACCTTTGTGCACCGCAACGAGGTGTGGTGGGACTGGCGCGCACGCCAGGCCGACAAGAGCGATGCCAAGTGGATCATCCGGCAGCGCTGGGTGGATCTTGACGAGGCGCTGGTAGCCCTGCCGCAGTTCCGCGAGCAGTTGGAGATTGGGTGCCACAGCGGCCCGATCACCGACGCGATGGCCCGCACGATCATGACGACGCGCGGCCAGTTTGAGAGCATCCATGACACGCGGCGCAGTTTCAGCCGCGCCGAAGAAGAGTGGCTTGACCAGTCGGTGCGCAAGCGCGTGCGCTTCTACTCGGTCTACTACCAGAAGCCAAAGATGGAAGTGGCGATGGTGTCGGGAACCAAGCGGGTGAAGTTCAACCCGCAGAACCCGATGCACGTTGCGCTGGTGCAGGGCGGTGGCGCCAAGCTCATCAAAGGCCCGAGCTACGAGGTCCGCCACGCGATGTTCGCGGGCCCGTTCCGCCTGTTCGACAAGCCCATGAGGGGCCGCCGCTACCCGCTGATCCCGTTCGTCTGCTACTCAGCCGACGACGACCGAAGCCCCTACGGCCTTGTGCACGGAATGATTTCCCCGCAAGACGAGTTCAACGAGCGCCGTTCGCGCCTGCTGTGGCTGCTGAAGGCCAAGCAGGTGTTCGTGGACAACGACGCGCTGGACATGAAGGAAAACAACTTTGTGGACATCGCCAAGGAGGTTATGCGACCCGACGCGATGTTCGTGCTGAACTCCAACCGCCGCAACGCAGACGGCCTGAAGGTGGTCATGAACCAGGCCATGCAGAAGGAGCAGGCCGAGGTGATGATGGACGCCAAGCAGCTGATCCAGGACGTGCCAGGCCTCTACAACGCGCTGCTGGGCTCCGGCAAGGATGGCGCATCGTCGGGCGTGGCCCTGAATTCCCTGGTCGAGCAGTCGATCACCAGCCTGGGCGAGACGAGCGACAACTACCGCATGTCCAACCGCGCCTGTGGCGACTACGCCATGGAGATGATCGCCGAGGACATGACCGAGCCCAACATGCAGGTGGAGATCGGCACCGGCAAGAAGCGCCGCGTGGTGGTGCTCAACACGTTCAACGAGCAGGGCATCCCGGTGAACCACGTCGAAGACGCGGCCATCAAGGTGGCGCTTGGAGACGTGCCGCGCACCCAGGCCTACAAGGCGCAGCAGCAGGTGTACCTGTCGCAAGCCTTGCAGTCTGCCGGCAACGACCCGATCGCCAGGGCGGTGCTTCTGCCGGCCATGCTTGAGGGTGCCGGCCTGGAGCACGGCGACCAATACGCCAAGTGGATGCGCCAGCAAGCCGGTATTCCAGAGCCCGACGAGATGGGCGACGAGGAATTCGAGAAGGCCCAGCAGCAGAAGGCCCAGGCGCAGCAGATGCAGCAGCAGGCCATGCAAGCCGAGATGGCCGCCAAGCTGGACGAGATGCACGCAAAAGTGGGCGAACTGCTAACCCGCGCCGAGCTCAACGCCGCCAAGGCGCAACAGATCAAGGACGAGCCGCTGCAGCCCCTGAACCCGCCGCCCAACCCGGCCGCCGAGGAAGAGGCCAGCATCGCAGCAGCACTCAACGAGGCGCGGTTCCCGCAACCCGCCTGACAGATTCGCCTCTACGGGCGCCGGCCCTGTGGATGGTGTAGCAGCCGGCAACCCAAGAAGCCCGCCACGCAGCAATGCCGGCGGGCTTCGTCATTTCGGAGCCCACCGATACGGGCAGAGGAACCATGAGCGAGAAAGCACTGATCGAAAGACTCGACGCGCTGGACAACGGCAGCGACTTCACCGATCCGCAGACCTATACAGCCCTGCTGTACGGGGAAGGCGCAACTGATGAAGTCGTGCAACCAGCGCAACCAGAGGGCGAAACCGCCGCGGCACCGGCTCCCGAGCCAACGCCTGCCGCCGCGGAAAGCAGCGCGACGCCCGCCGCTGCCGAGACGACACCGACAGAGCCAACCGCAGCGGGTGTGGCAACGCGAGACGGGAAGCACGTCATCCCGTACCAAGTGCTTGAAACCGAGCGCCTTCAGCGCAAAGCAGCGGACCAGAAGCTGGCCGAAGCCCACGCTGAAATCGAGCGGCTGAAAGCGCAAGGCGCGACCCCGACCGAGCAGGCCCAGGCCGTCGAATCCCTGTTCACCGACGAAGAGTTGGCGGACCTGGAAACCGATGTGCCTCAAGCGGCCACGGCCCTGAAGAAGTTGCAAGACGCCTATGTCAAGTTGGCCGCGCGAGTGGCCAGCGAAGACGCGGCAAAGGCAACTGCCCAGCAGGCGCAGCAGGAACTCACCGAGGAGGAGCAGCGAGACGTGGCCCGCGCACAGGCTGAAGAAGCCATGCGCGACACCCCGCTGCTTCGCCAGTGGCGAGACGCCGGCGGCGGCCTGTGGGACGAGGCCGTGAAAGCAGAGGCGGCCCTGGCCGCGCAGAGCGAGTGGGCCAGCAAGACGCTGGCCGAGCGCGCCGCGCAGGTGCAGGCCGACTTGGCCAGGAAGTACGGCATCCACTTGCCTGCCACACCCAAACCCACACAGCAGCCTCAACCGCGCCAGGCGACTGAAGTGCTCCCGACCCTCACCGACTTCAACGGCGGCCCCATGGCTGTCGGCGACCCCATGAATGGCATGAACAAGGGCCAGATGGTGGACAAGGCAATGGGCATGAGCATGGAAGAGATCCGGCGAATGGTGGGGCTGTCGTACTGAAACCCAATCCTGAAGGAAAGTCACCATGACTACCGTTGTTCAAGACTCCAGCAATTTCGCGCTGGTGAAGGAGTCCGTCGCCCTCACTGCCGTGGCGATCAAGGCTCCAACCGACCTGACCCCCCTGATCGGCAAGGCCCCGACCCAATCGGGCGCCGAGTCAATCGTCAAGCAGCAATCCAACCCGGGCCTGCCGGGTGTGCTGGTCACCGACCTGTCGGCCAAGAAGGCTGGCACGCAAGTGACGATCGAAGCCTACGACACGCTGGGCGGCGACCCGATCATGGGCGACCAGATGCGCGAGGGCCGCGGCGAGAACGTGGACATCAGCTCGATGGACGCCAAGATCAACCTGGCCTCGAAGGTCATCAACTCCGTCCCCGGCACGATGATCGACCAGCGCACGAAGATCAACCTTCGTTCGATGGCAATGGCGCAGCTGATGGGCTACTTCCCGCGCCTGCTGTGGAACCGCACGCTGATTCACCTGGCCGGCGCTCGCGGCGACCAGCGTGGCAAGTCGTGGCATATCCGCTCCGCAGCGCAGTCCAGCGTGGCCGAGTTCAATGCCAAGATGATCAACCCGGTTCTGGCTCCGACCTACAACCGGCACCTGGTCATCGACGGCACTGGCTTCGTGCAGGGTGGTCAGCAACTGGGCAGCATCGACAGCGCCGACGTGTGGACCTTGCGCCACGTTGACGCGCTGGCCGAATACTGCGATTCGCTGGAGTTCAAGATCCAGCCGATCCGGTTGCCGGACGACCCTGCGGCCAACTACTCGCCGATCCGCGGCGTGCTGTACCTGGACCCCGTGGCCTATCAGACCCTTCTGACGGACACCGCGGCCGGCTACAACATCCGCAACTGGCAAGCGCTGGCCATGGAGCGCGCCAACCTGATGGGCCTGAAGAAGCACCCGCTGTTCATGGGCGATGTCGTGATGTGGAACCGCATCGTGATTCGCCCGATGGAGCACACCATCAGCTTCTCCACCGGCGACACGCCGGCGATCATCTCGTCGGCCAACCGCTACACGGCCACCGAGACGACGGCCACCATCGGCGCAGGCTTCTCGACCACGCACCGCGTGAGCCGGGCCATCTTCATGGGCGCGCAGGCGTTTGCTGTCCTCCAGGGCAACAACACCAGCAGCGGCATGACGGCATCGTTCAAGGAGCGCACCTACGACTGGGACTCCAAGCACGAAGCGATGGGCGAATGGATGGGCGGCGAAACCAAGCTGCGCTTCACGTTCCGCGACGCCGACGGCAACCTGGAGCCGACCGACCACGGGGTCATCGCCATCGACGCATCCGTGCGCCGCGTGGGCCTGTGATCATCAACCGCAACTGAAAGGACATTCAACATGCCTACCTATACCGGGGTGCAGAAAACGCGCCCGACTTTCGCAACCGCCGACTGCGGCGTTTGGGCTGACGACAACACCGTCGCGGTCACGGCCATCCTCACCACGGCTGACGTTGTGGTGGCGATGGATGTGCCGGCCGGAGTGCGGCTGCAGACCCTGCGCTTCCGTTCGGGCGACATGGACACGGGCACTGGCACGCTGACCATGAACATCGGCTACCGCACCAAGCTGCCTGGCGGCACCGCAACCGCGCTGACGTACTTTGCCTCGGCAAGTGCGGCCTTCGCGGCGGCGACGACGACCTGGCAGGAACTGGTGTTCAACGCCATCAAGTTCGATGAGCCGGTGGAGATCGTCCTGATCCCCGCTGTGGCCGCGAACGCGCTGGGCGCCACCGCCACAGCCCACTTCCAGGCCGAGGGTGTGCTGGAAGGCATCACCTGATCCAGAAGTCTCCTTGATCGGGTAACTCCGATCTTTCGGCCCCGGGCGCAAAACCCGGGGCCTTTTTCATGGAGCGAACATGATCCAAGTGCGATACATCGGCCGCAAGCCGGTGAGAACAGACAACATTTCCAACAGTGGCGCCGTGTGGATTGGTGCAGGCGATGTCCAGCCCGTCGCCGATGAGGCGTGGGCCAAGCTGCGCGCTCACCCCGACGTGTGGGAACTGGCGGAAGCCGACGACCCCGCGCCTGCTGGCCTGAGCCTGGCCGATGCCACGCCAGCCGCCAACACTGCGCCCGCCGAACCTCTGGCCAAGCCCGAGAACTGGGACGCGCTGACCGCTGCCGAACTGAAGGCCTGGGCCAAGGCCGCAGGCAAGAAGATCGACGGCCGATTGAGCGCCGACGCCATGCGCCTCGCGCTGGCCTGACCCATGGGCACCCGCACAGGTCAGAGCATCGCCGATCGCGCCTGGATCAAGGCGCAGGATCGCGGCGTGCAGAAGCGCTGGGATGCGAGCGAGGCCCTGATGTGGGTCAACGACTTCCAACTGGAGGCCGTGAACCTCGTCCCGCGCGCCTACACCCGCAGCACGATCGTGACCCCGGACGTGGGCACCCGGCAAGAGTTCCAGGCGCTGGGCCTGACCAATGCGCTGCAGCCCATCGACATCCCGCACAACGTGACCGTGGGCGGGGGGCCGGGCTCGCCGATCACAAAGATCAAGCGCGCATGGATGGACGAGGCACTGCCCAACTGGCACCAAGAGTCGGCCGTAGAGGCGCAGCACTGGACCTCTGACGAGGCAGACCCCAAGGCGTTCTACCTGTACCCGGCTGTGACCAGTGGCGGGCGCATCCGCATCGTCTATTCGGCCACGCCGCCGGATCTTGTGAGCTTGAACGACCCCATCGCGCTGGATGACGTGTACGCCAACGCGGCGCAGTGGTTCGTGCTCTTCAGCTTCTTCAGCAAAGACATCGCATCAATCAAGAGCAGCCAGCTCGCGCAGATGCACTACGGCCTGTTCGCGCAGGCCATGGGCATCCGTGACCAAAAACTGTCGCTGACCGAAGCGGCCAGCAACGCCAAGCAGGAGGGTGCCTGATCATGATTCTTGTCAAGTATCGAAACGTGCTTCAGGACACCGGAGGCAACGCGGTTCTTGGCGCGCTGGTGACGGTGACGGTGTACGGGACCGGGGCTGCGGCCAGTCTCTACAGCGACGCACTTGGCCTTTACCCTATCTTGGGCAACACGGTTGTCACCAACAACAAAGGCGAATTCTCTTTCTGCGCAGAAGAGGGGCGCTACAACTTCTCCACGACGCTGGATGGCGTCGTGATCAACACGGAGTCCGATGTAGCTATCGTCGCGCCGACATTCGCTCAAATTGTCAGCGTCAGGGCCTTCGGGATGACTCCGAACGCGACCGCCTCGTACAACCGGGGGGCGTTTGAAGATGCCTGTCTGTCGGTGAGTTCGACGCTTGGCTCTACGGTCATCGTCCCGCCAGGTCTGTATCCGTGGCTGCCGCTTGAACTGAACGCGAGGTCCAACCTGCGCATTGAAGGATACGGCGTTGAGAACACCAAGCTACTGAGCGCCGCCACAGGAGCCGCGCTTTCCCTGCTGAATTGCCAATGGGCGACTGTTGGACAGCTCACGCTGCAAACCAGCGGTAATGCGCAGAGCATCGCTGGAAGCATCGGGCTCCGCATGGCTGACGGCACCTCGAACTGCGAAGTTGACCGCATCGCCGTTACCGGATTCAACCAAAACGGAATGGAGCTGATCGGCACAAGCGGGTCGCCGTTGACCGGCAACAAAGTGCGGAACGTGTACCTGCTGGGCAACGGCCAAAAGCAGCTGTACGCCACCTACGCCCACGACGGGGATTTGCACAACATCCAAGCTGGGCGCTTGGCCGGAATTGCACTGCCAACGCACGGCTTCTATCTTGACAACTGCGAGAACTGCGACGCCACAAAGTTGCGAGCGTGGGACAACGGAGTCGGCGGCGCCTTCCTGAGTTGCAACGACTTGACCATCCTCGGCAGTCGATTCGAGGAAAGCCAAAGCGAGGGCCTTGTGGTGCTGGGCGGCGCTGATGTGATCGTGTCCAAGACCCGTCTGCATTCAAACTCCAAATTCGCCAGCGGCACCAGTGATGCCGGCGTATTCACCAGTGTGGTGGGGCTCACCCTGACTGGTAACCGGGTCTACACGCGCCACGCGCAAATTCATCGCTGGGGCCTGAACGTCGACAGCAACTGCGACAAGGTGACGATCGAAGACAACGGAATCTCGGCCTTCAATGCAGGTTTCGGCCCCATCCGCGTGTCTGGCACCGTTGTGACCCCAGTTTCTTCAGACTCCAATCACGAGTTCACCACTGTGGGCACAGTAGCGGCCGGCGCAACCACATTTCTGGGCACCAACGGAGAGCAGGCGACGGAAGCGGCTACCTACGCACTGGCAAGCAAGAGAAAAACCTTCTTGCGCCTGTACTGCCGCACCGTCTTGGCGCCAGGATCGGGTCAAACCTTCACTTACACGCTGCGAGTCAGCAACGGGGCGTCTGCCATTGCCGATACAGCGATGGTAGTCACGATCAGCGACGGCGGATTCGTGGGAGCTACATCAACCGCAGCGCCTGCAATCCTTGTTGGACCAGATGACGTGTTATCCGTCAAGTTGGTGGCCAGCGCGGGGGCGGCCGTCACGCGCCACAGCGTGCAACTCACCGCAGCGGAGTATTGAGCATGCCGTTCATTGTCACGACACCCGGCTTCACGCCGTGGGCTACGCTGGTCAACGAAACAGCACCGCACGCGCCGGAGTGCCCGCGCCCATTGATCGAGTTGGCGCTGCGCAAGGCGTGCCGAGACTTCTTCTGCACCTCGCGCGCTTGGCGCGCGAAGGGCCTGACGCTGGCTACGACCGCGGCAGGCCAGAGGGCTTACACATTCAACGCGCCAGCCAATGCGGAATTGCTGAACATCCATGCCTGTTGGTCTGGATCGCAAGAGGTGGCGGTGGGTAACCCGGGCGATTCCGAGGACTTCTACCCAAGCGAAACAAACGACGATTTTGCGATCACCGTGGCGGACGGCGGCCGTGTCGTGCTCATCGACCCGCTGCCAGCTGTGGCCGGGAAAGTGCTCAATGGCGACGTGTCTTACACCACATCGGCAAACGCCATCGGTGTACCGACGTGGGCGTACGACGAGTACCGCGAGGAGCTGGCGCGCGGTGCCGCAGCGCGCTTGGTGATGCAGCCCAAGAAGCCCTGGACAGACCGCGAGGCATACGGCATGCACATGCGCGAGTTTGACCGTGCGGTGAACGACGCATCGAACAAGGCCGGGCCCATTCGTCGCAACCCTCTGCGGACCAAGGTGTGGTGACTGCATGCTGCTGATCGACCTTCGCCAGTTCGGGCCCGGCAACTCCAGCCGCAACCCCAAGCAGCTGCCGGCCGGGATCGGTGTAGAAGTGACGAACCTGGACATGAGCCAGGGCGACTTTCGGGGCATGCGGCAGACTTCGCTGGCGCACACCCTGACAGGGCTCGGGGCGCAGGCCACATCGCTGTACCGCATGGGCCGTGACGTGGCGAGCGACACGCAGTATTGGCTGGCCACCACGGCGGATGCGGACTATGCCCGGTCCCTGCTGGCCAGCGACCCGACAGAGCGCACCTACATCACCGGAGGCGGTGGAGCCCCGCGCTACACCGACAACACCCTGCTGGGCTCGCCGCCGTACCCGACGACGACCGTGGCGCTTGGCGTTCCTGCACCAGCCACGGCGATGAGTTTGGCCCTTGGAACCCCGGGCAGCGGCCCGAATGAGGATCGCGTCTACGTCGACACCTTCGTCCGCGCCAACGGCGACGAGAGTTCCCCGAACCTGCTGACCGCGACCCTCACCGTTCTGGGTGGGTCGACAGTGAACATCACAGGCCTTGCCGCGGTTCCAGGCGGCACCCACGGAATTACCCTGCGCCGGATCTACGTCAGCACCGGCGGCGACTTCATGCGGATTCTAGAGCAGGCCGCAGCAACGACCACGGCCGTGGACAACGGCACGACCCGCACCAGCATCCTGCAGACAGGTGGCAGCGCGTCCAAGCCGTCATGGCTCACCCCATCGTCTGGCCTGGTGGGCATCATCGAGCTGTGGTCCGGCATGCACGGCGCGTTTGAGGGGAAGTCTTACTCCACCTGCGTCCCGTTCACCCCGCACGCCTGGCCGATCGAGTACCGCCGCATCATTGGCGACACCATCGTCGGCACAGCATCCTGGGGTGAAAACTGGGTCTTGGCCACGACCGGCATTCCCCGCGTGGTCAACGGCAATTCACCCCTTGGCATGACCGCGCGCCCCGTGGCGGGCTTCAAGCAGGCATGCGTGTCCAAGCGCTCAGTCAAGGGCGTGGGTCACGGCGTGTGCTGGGCCAGCAATGACGGCCTTGCCTACGTGGGGCAGGCGGGTCCGAAGATCCTGACCGATAGCATCCTGACCAAAGCGCAATGGCGGGCCCTGGTGCCCAGCACAATCACCGGCGCATCGTGGGGTCGGTGGTACATCGGCCTCTACAACGACGGCGCGCGCAAGGCCTTCATGATCGACACGGTGGACCCGCAGGGGATCATCTGGTGCGACATCGAGGCCTATGGCGCTTTCTCGGACAGCATCAGCGAGACGCTGTACCTGCTGCAAGCGGGCAACACGATCGGCAAGTGGGACTACGGCACCAAGCTGGACGCCACATTCAAGAGCGCCGTTATCCGAATTCCGAGCGAGGCCAACCCGGGCGCGGCTCGCATCGTGGCCACGACTTACCCGGTGCTGTTCACGCTGTGGGCCGATGACGACCTGAAGACCTACAAGATGGAAGTCTTTGACGACGAGCCATTCCGGTTGCCAGGTGACTACGTGGCGAGCGAGTTCCAGGTGGAGATCACCGGCAAGGGGCCGTTGGAGGGCGTCTTCATTGGCACTGAGAACGCGGACATGCCCTGATGGCTGACGAGGTTTACCTGCCGTCGATGCCGAGCCCGGACGCGACGCTGGATGAGTTGCGCACGGCGTTTCGGCAGCTGCTGACCTGGGCCACCGCACGCGAACCCCTGAGCAATGGCGGCGAGACGCAAAAGTTCGTGACCTCGCAGGTGGACGGCGGCGTGACCCTGAGCGACAAGGGGCACATCAAGGCCGGGCAGCCTGCCTGGAGGACCGGCACGGGCATGTTCATGGGCTACAGCGCTGGGGTCTTCCGCCTGAGCCTTGGCAACTCGCGCGCCGGCATGATTTGGGACGGCAACACGCTGACCGTGATCGGCAACGGGGTGTTTTCGGGAAGCCTGAGCGCAGCAACCGGCACGCTCGGGGCGCTGACGATTGCATCAGGCGGCCACATCAGGTCGGCCAACTATGTCGCAGAGACAAGCGGGTTCACGATCGAGAGCAACGGCAAAGCGGAGTTTTCCTCTCTCGTGGTGCGCAATGGCAGCGGCAACGTGATGCTGAACGCG